AAGAAGACCTTTTCCAAAAGCAAGTCCAAATGAAGCTAATCCAGCGGTAGTTAGTCCACCTGTTAGACCGGCAAGAATACCTGCAGATGCTATTTCACCTGTTTTTTCACCATCAACTTCACCATCATCAGAAGGTTTAATTGTTTCAGGTTGTTCACCTGATGCTAGTAGTTCTCTTTTTTTTCTAAAGTCTTGTAATTTTTCATAATCAAATTGATTTGTATTTAATGCAAATATCGCTTGTAAAATAACTTGTGTGTCCGATAGTGTTTTAAATATATTTTGAAATATTTTGTGATCTTTTTGAAATATTTCTTGTTGTTCATTAAATTCTTTTTGTTGTACTTTTGTTTGTCTGCTTGTATTGATAGTGTCACTGAGTATTTCAGGTAAAGCGGAATCGAAATATGCTTTGGCAGTAGAATCTTGATATGCATCTTTTCTTATATCATCCAATATGGTAGACATAAGTTTATTCTCTTGTTTAAGAGAAGCCAATTGTTCATTGGTTTTTCTCTGTTCTATGAGAAATTCCTGAAATGTTCTACTGTCGTCTGCCATTTAAATTACTTCTTCTTTCCTTTGATTGCATCAGCACCAAAGAATGCCGCTACTAACGCTGAAATTGCAATGAAATATGTCGGTGCAATATCACCGATAATATTTGCCGCCTTATCTAATCCAAATAATGATGTTAAAAAGATACCGAAAGGATATAATAACATTCCAAACAATGCAAACCATGTCATCTTTCTCATTGCATCTCTTTGAGCATCCTGATCTTCTAATTCTTTTCTACGAAACTCCATATACATTTCATGTTCTTTATCACTGACAACACCATCGCCATTTGTATCTGCCGGGTGATATCCTGCCTGTTTAATTTCTTCAGCCATTTCTTTTTTTACTCCTTTGTTTTACTTTTTCGTTCTCTTCCTCAATGTGTTGATTGAGAAGTGATACGTATATTTCCCTCTCCCACGGTAACATATTATTGACATCATCTAGTGACCACTTATGAATGTGCATAAGTGAAAAATTCAATCGATAGTGTCCCTCAAAATCGATATGAGAGAGGCATATTAAAAAAAACTACGAAGACCTTCCAATGTCACTTTTCCTTTTTTCTTTGTAACAGGATTAGTGAGTTTGACTTCGTGCTTAAGTCTTGGCATTGATGAAAAGAATTGTGTAATTTTTTCAAACTGTTCTTTTGTTAAATTTTCTAAAAACTCTACACGTTCTTTTTCATTAGTGTCAATATAATCATAAACATCATCACCATCATAAACTTGATCAATACATTCGGCAAACATTTTAATTAGATCATCTGCCTTAGGATTATCATAATCATTTTTGATAAACATTTCTAAAGTAGGATATCTCATAATCACACCTGCAGTATCTGTGAGTTCAATTTTATTTGTGTGATTTACATCTACTTCAACATTAATTTTTGTTAAGTCAACATTTGTTTCAACATATGTTTTCTTATCATCTGGTGATAATACTCTTATTTTTGCAATCTCACCTACTGACCTAGCACGTATATTTAAAAAAATATATTCTAAATCAAAAGATGGTAGTTTGTCAACATCTATTTTATTAAAAGTACAATTCTCTATAATAACTTGAACAGCTCTTGCGATGTCTGTTAATTTATTAGATTCAAGTGCTTGTAATAATATCTTTTCCTCTTTCACTAAAAAAGGACGAAACTTAATCCTTTCATCTGTTGAGGGTACATTCAATTCAAATGTTTGTTGATTTAAATTAGGTAACATTATATCTCCTCATGTTAAAATGTAAATGGTGGGAATACTTTCCCTCCAAATACTTTACCAATAGGTATAGAACGTTTCAATGTATTAAACGCATCTCTACCTGTTCTCTTTAATTCAGGTGGTAGGTTTTGTAAGAACGCAGGACCTTGATATCCTGGTTTGACTTCTCCAGATGAAAGACCACCGACTTTACCTGTACTGTCAATATCTAAATTGTAATTTAACCAATGTCTATATGTGAATGTAACATTGATTTTCACATACTGATTTTGATCACCATATGAATAAGTTATAGGATCAATTGTTATAGGATATGCTTCAAATAAACGAACACCATAAGTGACACTATCTCTATCATTCAATTCTTCAAATTGACCTAATTGAAATATATCTAATGGTGCAATATATTCATCATAATAATTCATGTTGTTTGTTGCATTGTCAAATATTAAACTTTGCCATGATTCAAAAAACTGTCTTATTCGTAAAAACTTATCACCAACAAATGTTGCCTGTATTGGTTGATATTCTACATTGATAGGATAATTAAATGAAGGTCCATATTGTCTATATGGTTCTGTTCTAAATGATCTTCCTGGCAATGCGATAGATTCACACATCAATCCTATTTCTCTACCAATCTCTTGATTTTGTTGATTGACTGCATTTGTAGATCCTTGTAATCTTCCTAGTTCAGTATTTGTTGTAGTTTGTTCTTGATTCTGAAATACACTTCTTAAATTAATTCCTTGAGGTGCATTAATACGAACTAAAAATCTAGTTGTACGAGCAACACCTTCTCCTTTTGAGATTGCCGATCTAAAACGATTAATTGTTGTTTCTGGATTTGATCTTTGTTTTAATCTAGGATCACCAGGTATATTGTCGTATTCTTTACCTCTTGGTAATCCTATTCTTAAATCGAAAGGACCGATTCTTTTACCACCTCTGAAAATTGCCATTATCCTAATTTCTTTCTATTTTTCATGTGTGCTTGTTCAACTAACTTTTTATTCTGTCCATAGTATTCAACAGCGTGTCCTACTTTGCACATGAGTTTATTAACACTAACACCATCACACCATATATCACCGAGTATTCTTCCAAACTTACCCTTTTCATCACCCTTATATGTTTTAATCACAATGTGTGATGCATCTTTTAAATGTTTCTTTAAAAACTCTTTTGACATTAATCCATATTTCTTTTCTGTTAAATCTCTTGTACGACTTTCTGGTGTATCAATACCAAATAGTCTAACTCTTTGTTTATATAAGATATCAAATCCCATATCTAATATAACATCAATTGTATCACCGTCAACAACTTTTAAAACTTTGTTAACACGATAACTATAATCTGTTGGGTCACCTAGTTTATTCATTAACTTACCATCCTTCTACTATCAGACCAAACTCTTGATGTAGATGCTTTCTTAAATTGTTGTACGGGTAGTAAACAAGCAGGTAAGAAATCTTCTTCTTCAATTCGTAAAAAACCAGATCGTACATGATTATTTAAATAATGTTTTATAGTTGGTTTGATCAAATTAATTTTCTTTAAACTGTTATAGTCTGCCGCTGATAAATTCTTACCATCAATTGCTTCTAACAACTGAACACGTAATGCAATCGGTAGATAGTGAAAGTTAATTCCTAGAAATCCACCCTTTGCAGAACCTATTGGCAGTATTAATGGGAAACGATCATAGTATGGTAGTATCGCTTTTGTTTTAGGATCATAGAAAAAGAAGTTCAGTTTACCTGTACTTGGTTGTCTTGCCAATGCACCTTGATTAATCAATCTACGAGAAGAAACTCTTGCACCTAAATCTTTAATCTTGTTACGATACCACTGAACTGATCTTTTACGATCACCTGCCGCTTTTCTTATATCATCGAGTATTTTACCCATACTACTATTTATATGGGCGTATGAAATCTTCCGTTAGTATTGTAAAGTCCATTCCTCTCTTAGATGACCACTCTCTTGCCGCTTTCCACTTCGCATCATTCTTAATATATTCTAATACTTCATTCTTCCATTTCTGTGTTTTGCGTTTAGGATTCTTTACAGGTGGTTTTGTGTACTTTTTTGGCTTGACTTCTACGATCAACTTGCGTATATTATTGTTCTTATCTTTGTATTTGATATAGAAATCTGGAAAATAACGATGGTACTTACCGTCTATGGGTGATTTGTATGGTACTATCATCTCCTCAGAACCCCATTCAAGTATTGCTGGATTGGTATCACAATACATCATAAATCGTCTTTCCCACGAACTTCGATAAATAACATTCGTTGGATCACCCTTATACTTGGTAAAGTTCTTTGGTCGATAACGACCTTTGTATGTTCTCCTAAAAGTCACATAAATACTTATATGTCAATTATATCTGATTTTATGGGAATACTAGCAGGAAATAAAAAACAAGTTGGAAGTCCAGACAAAGTAGTTCAAGGTTCAGCTTCTATACGACAAAAAGGATATGGTAATCAAACAGACGATGCATTTGGACATATGGAGTCCAACAAATATAATTTTGGAAGTTTAGTTTATCCCTCATCTTTAGAACAAGATCCTGGTCTTGGTCACTATATGTTATTCTATGCATATCGACCAAAACAATCATCATATACAAAAGGTGCACCTCCAGGAAGATATAGATCAAGTACAGAATTAGAAAATATAGGAACAAGTAAACAAAATGCTTTCAATCCAAATTTGTATAATGTTGATCCGTTCAATAACACCACAAGTTTAAAAAAACATTTGTCATATCAAAAGACAAGTGATGCAATTGCATTGTATATGCCAGCAGATTTAAAGTTTCAATATAATGCAAAATATCGACCAGTAGAAACAGCATTTGCTGGACAAGTGGCAAAGGGTGGATTTGGTGCTGCTGATGCTATTAGTGCTGATTCTTCTTTTGCAAATGTATTAGACACCGTAGGACAATTTGGTGGTGATGCGTTAAAGACGATTGTTGGTGAAAAATTAATAAGACAAGGTGGTGCAAAAATTGGTGATTTATTAGGTGGGGGTGATGTATTATCAGTTTTAAATTTAGCAAGAGGTAAGGCATTAAATCCCCATTTAGAAGCGATATTTGAAAATGTTGACTTTAGAACTTTCAATTATACTTTTAGATTCACACCTAGAAATGAAGAAGAAGTTAAGACAGTTGATGCGATTATACGAACATTTAAATTTCATATGTTACCTGAAAGAAGTTTAGACACAACAGGACAGTATCTTATTTTTCCTTCAGAGTTTGAAATACATTTCATGTATCAAGGTTCTGAAAATACTTGGTTGCCTTTTATATCTCATTGTGTATTAAACAGTGTTGATGTTGATTATGGTGGGGCACAATATCAAACATTTAGACCAATGAAAAAACCAGGAGGTGATGGTTCAGAAGCGCCACCACCCACAACAATTGTAATGACACTTTCATTTACTGAATCAGAGATTATGACAAAAGAGAAAGTAGTACAAGGATTCTAAAATGTATTTTAAAG